CAATGGTTGAAATCTTTGTAAACACACCATTAGACAACGGCTTAAAGTCTTAATTTCTATTAAGATTAAATTAGTGGTCATAAACCTCATCAATTATTGGTGGGGTTTTTTCTTTACGCTACAATAAGACTAAATTACTTTATAGATCGTGGCAGCAACTATAGACGCAACAATAAAAGGAGCTAATGCTAACAGTTATGCCACTTTGTCAGACTCGAATGATTACTTTGATACCTCTCCAGATTCTTCAACTTGGACAAATAAAAGTGATGACGAAAAGAAGAGAGCATTAATATCAGCTACAAGATGGATCGAGACTTTAACATTTTATGGTGATAGATGTGATGAAGGTCAGGCACTTAAATTTCCTAGAACTAATTATCAGGTTGATGGTGTTGAATTAACTTGTACATTAATTCCTAATAATATTAAATATGCACAATATGAATTAGCTAGAGCTTTAGCAAATGATACTGATGCTATTACTGGAACAACTGGAAAAGATGGTAATTTTAGTGAAGTTAAGCTAGGAGATATACAGGTTAAATATAATACTGATAGTCAGGGAACTGGATCTGTTAATAATATCTTAGATGTTTACCCGTGGTTACAAAGTTATCTTGGAGCATATATGCTAGGTGGAGCAGGTAGTTTTCAAATGAGGGTGGTTAGAGGATAATGGCAGGTCAACTAGATTCGTTATTAAAAAGTGTCGCTAAAGATGTTGTCTCAACTCTTGGATCTTCACTTGATACTTCTATTACTTATACAAAGAAAGCATCAGGAAGTTATAACACAAGCACAGGTGTATATACGACAACTGATACTAGCTATAGCATTAAAGTTCCGATTGAATTTATTAGATCTGAAGAAGATTTAGGTAAAGAAATTAGAGAATTTAAAACATATATAACACCTGATCTTATTGGAAGTAATCAACCTGATCTTGATGATGAGATTACATTAACTTACGCAGGAGCAACTAGAGTGGCAAAGGTAGTTAATATAAGTACATTACAAGGTGGTCAAACTTACTTGTTTACAATACGAGGAAGATTCTAATGAGTAAAACTCCATTAACAGATTCCATAAGAAAACAAACAAGAAGGCAGACAAATACTGAATTTAATAATTTAATAGGAACAATTCTTTCAGATTTACCATCACAAAGCCCTCAATATACGGGTTTTTTTGCTTCTAGTTGGCAAGCTAATACTTATAGACCTTTAGCAAATGAAGCTATACGATCTCCGTGGCTAGAAATAAAAAAACAAAAACGTCAAGGATTAAAAGTAGAACCTAAAATTGAGCCAAGATACCCACTTGATAGGAGATTTACTTTTGGAGAAACAGTATTTATAGGAAATAGGGCTGATTATGCTAGGCAAGCTTTAGGATCTCCTAATAGTAGGATTGTTCCGTATTTAGCAGAATTAGAAAAAGTTGTTGATTTTGTATTTGGTGGAAGCATGAATCAACCAGATGTAAGAGTAGCTGAAAGTCAAGTACTATTTAAAGGTACTGAACCTGGTAGAAATGCTCCAGCTTTAGGTTCTAAATATAAAAAGTTATGAGTTTAGTTAATGCAAGAGCAGCTTTTGAAAAAGCTATTACAGATGCAGTTGCAGCAGCAGATAATACTGTGCTTATGATGTATGACAACGTAACCTATACTACACCTGGAAAAACTAAAAAATTTATAACAACTTCAATTACTTTTAGTCAATCAACTATACAAAATCAAGGTGCAGCAACAGATTATTATTCTGGTGCAATTCAATGTAATATCTATGTTCCAAAAGCTAAAGGTTCATCTGTTATGTCTGCATTAGCTGAAGCTGTTATAGATGGGTTAACTTCTATAAATGCTTCTAATTATTCAGATCCATTTTCTTGTTCTCCTACGATTGGAGAAGTCTCTGGACCAATACCTGTGGAAATAGAGGATCGTTCACATTTTTTAGGAATTGTATCGTGTGCTTTTTTTGCTAATACCTGATATACTTCTAATAGCTATATAATACCATGACAAGAGCGGTTGATCTTCTTAAAAACAAGTTTGGTGTAAGCCAGCTTTATAAGTATGACATCATGGATAATGATGAAATTTTACTTACTGTTTATTGGCATCCATTAACTATTGCTGAACGTGAGATGATTCAGAAAAAAAGCAATGCGGAAGATACGAATGATTTTGCTTTGCAACTAATGATTGAAAAAGCTTTAGATAAAAACGGAACAAGACTCTTCCAAGATGGAGATAAGGCTTCATTAAGAAGGGAAGTTGCTGCTTCTGTTTTACAAGAAATACAATTAGCAATGTTAGAAGCTGGTTCTGATAAGGAGGTTAAAGAGGCCAAAGCCGATTTAAAAAGCGAATCCTGATTGGATGTTTATATATTCATTAGCAAATGAATTAAAAAAATCTGTGAATGAACTATGTCAAACGTTAACTGTTGAAGAAATGATAGGTTGGGCTGCTTTTTATGAATTAAAAAACGAACAAGAAAAAAAAGAAATGGATAAAGTTCAAAATAGAAGCGTTATACCTAAATCAAGGTAGAATAGAATATATGTTTTGCTAATAGGTCGAAATGGCACAAAAAGATATAACGATAAGAATAAAAACGGTAGAGACTCAATTAAATAAGTCTCTTAAAAAGATAGAAAAGTTAGAAGGAATTATAAATAAGTTAAATAGTAAGAAAGTAAAATTAAATACTTCTCCAGCACAAAGAGCAGCACAAAAATTAAGAAAAGAAATAGAAAAAGGAACTAAAATAGCTGACAAATTATTTGACGCTAGTAGAAGTTCTGGTTTTGGTAATTCAATAGCAAAGGTTAATAGTCAGCTTAGTTTAGTTACAAAATCATTTAATGCTGCTAATAGTGCAGCAGACAGACAAACAAGAGCAACTGCTTTAATTGCTGGTAATCTCAAAAAAATGAGAATGGAAGCTGCTGCTTTTGCAGTAGCAAGTGGTAATCGTGAAGCTCTAAAAGGTGGTGCAGGTAATATTGGAATTAGATTAAAAGAAATAAGAGAGTTTCCAAAAACTATACTTGCAGGAAACCAGGCTATGAACATTCTTAATGGAATGTTGGAACTTGCTGAAGTAAATTCAAAAGAATTTCTACAAATAAATAAAGCAATCGGAGAGCAATTAAAAATTAATGCTTCAATTCAAGAAGCAGCAGATAAGGCTAGTGGTGTTACAAAAAAGAAAAAACAAAATAAAGATAATCAAAGAACAGCACAACGAGTTAAAGCTATTAAAGAGCAAACTTTAAATATAGAAAGAAGAATACAAGATTCTACATTAACTCAAACTACAAAAAATCAATTAATAAATAATTTAAAGAGATCAGGTGTTCAATTAGATAAAAGAGAATTAGAACTTGCCAAGCAAATAAATATAGAAACGCAAAGAAATTTAACAATGGAAGAAAAAAGGCAAAGACGTAGAGGAAGAATTGCTCAGAGTGCTTTAATTGGTGGTGGTTTTCCATTATTATTCGGTGGTGGTCCTTTACAAGCTGCTGCTGGTGCATTAGGTGGTGGTATTGGAGAATCTATAAGTCCTGGAGGTGGTTTTGCTGGTTCTATTGCTGCAACTGCCCTTGTAGGTTCTATTCAAAAATTTAATGATGCTGCAAGAGAAGTTGGTAATGCTCTTAAAGATGCAAATTTAGGTTTAGAAAAACTAGAAGAGTTAGGTTTTAAAGTAGATGAATCAACTAAAAAACAAGTAACAAGTTTATTAGAACTCGGAAAAGTAAGAGAAGCAGAAGCTATTGTTACTCAAAGATTCGCTGAACTTATTGGTCCAAAAAATGTTAAAAATTTACAAGATCTAGATACTGCATTTGATGAGTTACAAAGAGAAACTTCTAAATTGTTTTTACAGATTAGTAGTGAATTAGCACCTGCTTTTGTAGTTATTCTTAATTTAGTTAAAGGAATTGTTCAATCAATTAATTCTGCTGCAATTCAAAGGGCTGCTGCTAATTTAGATCCAACAGCTTTTAGAGCAGCACAAGCACAAGCAGCACAACAAGCATCAGCTTTTGCTAATACACCAATATTAAAAAACATTCCTGGTATTAATACATCTTTAGGTGATCCAGAATTAGAACAAAAAATATTAACAAAACTTTCTCAAGGCATCATTGATAAAAATACACCTGATTTGACTACAGGTTCAACTAAAGTAGATTTAAATTCAAAAAGTTCTACTAAAGCAGAAGAAAGTAAATTAGATGCTCTTGTAAAACAAACACTTCAATATGACGCAATAGTAATGTTTGGAACGAAAGAGGCTGAAATAAGAAAACAGATAAAAGAATTTGAAGAGGAGGCTACTGAACAAGAAAAATTACAAATTGCTACAGGTAAAATAAATGTAAGACAGCTTATAGAACAAAATAACGAGGCTAAAAAATTAGCTGATAATGTAGCAATTATTGAAGATTCTTTTAAACGACTTTCAGATACCATTACACAAGATATAGGTAATGGTATTAAAGGTTTAATACAGGGAACACAATCATTAAATGATGTTTTAAGAAATGTTACTAATAAAATTGCTGACGCTTTCTTAAACATGGCAATATTTGGCAATTTTGGTGGAGGATCTGTAACAGGAGGCTTGTTAGGAGCTATTGGTTTTGCAAATGGCGGTAGGCCACCAGTAGGAAGAGCTTCAATAGTTGGAGAACGTGGGCCAGAATTATTTGTGCCAGATAGAGCAGGAACTATTATTCCAAATAATCAATTAGGTGGTGGAACAAGTATTGTTGTAAACGTGGATGCTTCTGGTTCTTCTGTTGAAGGTGATGAAGAACAAGGTAGAGAACTTGGTCGAATGATTTCAGTTGCTATACAATCAGAATTAATTAAACAAAAACGACCAGGAGGTATGCTCGCATAATGGCTACGTTTCCTTCAATAAAACCTACATACGGACAACAAAAAAGATCCGCACCAAATACTCGTACCATTTCCTTCGCTGATGGTTTTGAACACAGAATATTATTTGGGTTGGCAGAACATCAAAATCCAAAAGTTTATAATTTTACTTTTAATGTATCAGAAACAGACGCAGATACTATAGAAACATTTTTAGATGCTAGAGCAAATGATAGTGCCAGCTTTGATTTTGAAGCACCTGGAGAAACTGCATCACAGAAATTTGTCTGTCAAGGTTGGTCAAAATCTATACCTTATAACAATAGAGCTACAATACAAGCAACATTTAGAGAAGTATTTGAACCATGAGTACTGCTCCGATTATTACTGATCTACAAAAGATCAATCCTTCAGCAATAATTGAATTATTTACATTAACTACTGATGCAACTTTGCATGGTTCTGCTCAGACTTACAGATTTCATAATGGAACAAGTTTAAATGCTAATGGAGATATTATCTGGGCTGGTAATCAATATTTAAAAATGCCGATACAGGCAGAAGGTTTTGCTTTTCAAAAAGGTCAACTTCCCAGACCTACCTTGACTATCAGTAATGCTCTTGGAACTATTACAGCTATCTTGTTAAAT